ACGAGATGATAAAAGTTTTGTGGACAGAATTTATAAAAAGGAAAGATGATGGCGATCTCGCGGGGTTCAATGTCAAAACAAATTTCCAAACCTGGAGGTAAAAAGTGGAGTGCCAAGAGGAAGAGAAAAATCGATTGCTCACGACCTAGAGGCTTTTCTGAAAGAGCACATTGTGCCTCTAAAAAAAGGAGAAATGGTAAGAGGTAGTCCAGTTAAATACTGCGTGTACTGTAAACATAAAAAATGGTCATGTATTTGTAATAAAAAAAGGAGAGTGTAATGCCAAAAGACGCATGTTATCATAAAGTAAAAGCCAGATATAAGGTATTCCCATCAGCGTATGCCTCAGGTGCTATCGCAAAATGTAGAAAAGTTGGCGCTGCAAACTACGGAACTGGTGGTAAAAAGAAGAAAAAAGCAGACGGTGGTCTCATGGCAGCTATCAAAAAAGTAGACAGACAACAGTCCATGAAAGCCAAAGAGGGCAAAGTTGTGAGAATGACTAAGCGTAAATCAAATAATCCTAACATAGCACGAGGTTGTGGTGCTATCATGTCAAGTAGAAGAAAAAAGACAAAGTACTCATAATGGCAGTTAGAAAAACAAAAGCTGGTTTAGCACTTAAGAGATGGTTCAAAGAGGATTGGAAAGACCAAAAAACTGGCAAACCTTGTGGTCGTCAAAAGGGTGAAAAAAGAGGCACACCTTACTGTAGACCCACAAAACGTATTTCTAAGAAAACACCAAAAACAGCTTCAGAGATGACAACAAAAGAAAAACGTAGTAGGATTAATCAAAAGAATCGGTTGGGACAACCAGCTGGTAAACCGAGAAGAGTAAAATCACTAACTAGAAAAAGGAAAAAATAATGCGTACTAAAAAAATGACACAAAAAATTAAAAACCCTACGAAGGGTATTAGAAAACCTATCAAGGGCAGAAAAACTATAGGCGAAGGTGGTAAAAAGATGATGGGTGGTGGTGCTATGAGCATGAGAAGACCTGTAAGAAGAATGAAAAAAGGTGGTAGAGCCTAGTGGCAACTTCAAGCTCAAGAAACTTTGACTTAGATGTAGCAGAGCTGATTGAAGAGGCATACGAAAGATGTGGCTTGGAGATGAGAACTGGTTACGATGCTAGAACAGCTAGACGTTCTTTGAATCTTATGTTTGCTGATTGGGCAAACAGAGGATTGAATCTTTGGACAGTTAAACAAGCAACCGTATCTGTAACTTCTGGAACCGCTTCTTATACTCTTTTAGATGCCACAGTTGTGGATTTGTTAGAAGTTGTTTTAAGAAACAGTAGTGGCACAGATTTTACTTTAACTCAAATGAGCCGTAGTGAGTATCTTAGAATACCTAACAAAGACAACTCTGGACAACCAAGTCAGTATTTTTTTGACAGACAAGTAACTCCTACGATTACATTGTGGTCAACTCCAGACACTTCTTACACTTTAGTTTTCTATTATGTGAGACGAATAGAGGACGCAGATTCTTTAGTTAACACAACTGATGCACCTTTTAGATTCTTACCATGTATGGCAGCGGGACTTGCTTATTACATAGCTATAAAGAGAGCACCAGATAGAATACAGATACTAAAAAGTATATATGAAGAAGAGTTTCAAAGAGCCGCAGCAGAGGATGCAAGTAGTACGCCTCTTAAATTAACACCTAATATTTCATACTTGAGATACTAATGGCTAGATACGCAAGTGGAAGATACGCATGGGGATATTCAGATAGATCTGGATTTCGTTATCGTTTGCGTGAAATGCGAAAAGAATGGAATGGACTTAAAGTAGGTCCAGACGAGTATGAAGCTAAACATCCTCAACTAGAACCTAATTATCCAGGCCCAGATCCTACTGCACTGTATGAACCAAGACCTAATCAAGATACAGACTTAACTGCATTTGTAGTATACACAAATGCTGGAAATGGTATAATAGGACAGAAAATGACACCGTTCACAGCTACGATTAGTCTGGGGACAGTAACAGTGAGTACCTCATGAGTTTTACATTAACAACATTGAAACAATCAATACAAGATTGGACAGAAAATGACGAAACAACTTTCGTTAATGAGATAGATTTTTTTATAAAAAACGCAGAAGAAAGAATATTTAAACTTGTTGATTTAGATTATTTCAGAAAAAATGTTACTGGAACCATGACAGCTAGTAATAAGTTTTTACAGAAGCCGTCTGATTATTTAGCAACATATTCATTATCTTATGTAAAAGATAGTGCGAATGTGTTCTTATTACAAAAAGATGTGAATTTTATTCAGCAGTATACAGCTAATCCAGCAACAACTGGTTCTCCTATATACTATGCTTCTTTTGATGTTGATAACTACATAGTAGCTCCAACACCAGATTCTAATTATCCAGTAGAACTACATTATTATTATAGACCCGCATCACTTACAACAGATGATTCTGGGAGCACATGGATAAGCACTAACGCTCCAGATGCTCTTTTGTACGCTTGTCTTGTTGAGGCTTATACTTTTATGAAAGGCGAAGCTGATTTACTACAATTATACAATGGTAGATTTGGCGAAGCTATTCAAAGGTTAAAAGGTTATGCAGAGGGTCAAGAAAATATAGATGCTTACAGAACAGGATTGCCTTCCAAATAAGATGAAAAATAAAAGCGTAGCTATTGTCGGTCTTGGCAATAGTTTTTCAGAGTACATTTTAGCTAAGATTAGAAGCGAAAAGTTTGATGAAGTTTGGGCGATAAACGCTATGTCTGGTGTTATATATCATGATAAATGTTTTATGATGGATCCACCATCAAGGTTTTTAGACACACCTAATGCTGGAACACAGACAAATATAATGGCAGAAAGATTAAAAGCAAAAATAAATGTCCCTATATTTTCTTGTGTATTAGATGAGAGATGTCCAGATGTTGTAGAATACCCACTACAAGATGTGCTACAAAAAACTAAATACGCTTATTTAAACAATACTGTTGCTTATGCACTTGCCTATGCAGTAGCAGAAGAAGTTTCTGATTTACATTTATATGGTATAGATTTTACACACAAAGCAGTTAATTTTGCAGAAGCTGGTAGAGCTTGCTGTGAGTTTTGGTTGGCTATAGCAGTATCTAAAGGAATAAAACTTCACATAGCAAACAGCTCTTCTTTGTTAGATACTAATGTTTCAGAAGATCAAAAGCTATATGGCTACCATAGATTAGACGATCCATTGGTTTCTACAACCACACAAGGTGAGATGTTGATTACTAAAAAATCAAAACTAGAACCTCCAGAACCTCTAGATGCAACGCCTAATATAATTGGTAGAGAGGACATACCTGGAATAACATTTGAGGAGAAAAAAGATGTTTAATGTAGGAGTATCACAAGCGGGAAACGTAAACGTAATGACCTCGGATAAAGGTGGTTTGAACAATGAGCAAATAGCAGACTTAGCAGTCGATAAAATAGTTAGTATATCTGATCAAGCACCTCCACATATAAGACAACAAGCAAATCAATTTAGAGAACATCTCAAAAATGTGCTCCATCATTATCTCCTCTTGGCAAGAAAGGAAGAGCGTGGTACTATCATTCAAGCTTTAAGATCAAGTGGTCAAAAGGAAACGGCTGAATATATAAGGAGACTTTAATATGGCTATAGCACAAGCAATGTGTACCTCTTTTAAGCAAGAGCTGTTAGTGGGGACACATAACTTTACAAACTCAAGTGGAAACACCTTTAAATTAGCACTCTATGCAGAAGGCAGTGGTGGTAAGTCAAGCACGACTGCAACATTAGGAGCGACAACAACTGCGTTTACTACGACTGGCGAAGTTGCATCTAGTGGAACTTATGCAACTGGTGGTGGTTCTTTAACAAATGTTACTCCAACAACATCTGGAACAACTGCATTTACAGATTTTGCTGATTTAAGTTTTACAACAGCAACGATCACTGCGATGGGAGCCTTAATTTATAATAGCTCTGCCAGTAACAAAGCTGTTTGTGTTTTAGATTTTACATCTAATAAAACATCAACATCTGGTACATTTACAATACAGTTTCCAACTGCTGACGCTTCAAACGCTATTATCCGTATAGCATAGGGTAACTCCTTATGGCTAACGGTTGGGGACAAGGCACCTGGGGTGCTGTTGGCTGGGGTGGTATTGGTAACACTTCTTTTGCAGTTACTGGTGTCGCTGGTACAACAGCCGTTGGTGATGAAGGAACTACTGCTGGTTCTCTAGTAATAGAAACTGGTTTACAGGCAACTGGATCTGTAGGCACAGTGACAGCTAGTAGTGTTCACATCATTACACCTACTGGAATTTCTTCAACTGCTTCCGTTGGCACTGTATTACCTAAAATACCTATAAGTGTATCAGTCACTGGCTTTGAAGCCACAATCGGATTTTTATCTGGTTGGGGTAGTTCTGCTTGGGACGATGGTGTTTGGGGTGGTGGTGTATTTGCAGATCATGGGCAAATACTCCCAATGACTGGTTTACAAGCTACTGGTCAATCAAATAATCCAACCGTTACTGGAACAAGTATCTTTAGCGTCACTGGTGTTCAAGGTGTTACTGGTCTGGGTGATGAGGCAACTACGCCACAATCAAAAGCGTTTGTAACGCAATCAGCTTTAACTGGATCCGTAGGTAACACCACAGAAACTGGTACATCTTTACTTTCAGTCACTGGTGTCTCTGCAACAACACTTATTGCTCAAACATCTACATCTACAATTACTTTTACGGTAACTGTAGTAGGTGGCAATCCTTCTAATCATCCGTATTATAATGTGGGTTCTGCAAATAAATTTGCAATTAATGGATCGACTGCAACAGCAGACGTTACTTTAAACTTACATGAAACTAATACTTATAGATTCGATCAAAGTGATGCTAGTAATGACGGACACCCATTAAGACTTAGTGCCACAGAAAATGGAACTCATGGTGGTGGTTCAGAGTATACAACTGGTGTAACCACAAACGGAACACCTGGACAAGCTGGAGCGTACACAGAAATAACTGTTGCTGCTGGAGCACCAGACTTGCATTACTACTGCACTAATCATGCAAACATGGGTTACTTTGCTTATACTCCGTTTATAGGTCCAACCATAAGTGGAACAACTGGAGCACCTGTTACAACTGTCGTTGGAACAACTGCGTTAGGAAATGAAACTGTTACTGGTACTGCCGATATTGGTGTAACACTAGCAGGTTTATCTATCTCATTATCAGATGTTGCAATATCAGGTACTTCTGTGTTATCTTTGACGGGAGTTAGTGGCACTGGTGCAACTGGTGAGGAGCAAGTTTATAGTTTAATAAGACCAGATCAACTGGCTAATTGGATAGAGAAGGTAGCATAATGGCAACATACGTTAACAATCTTAGACTAAAAGAAATAGCCACAGGTGACGAATCTGGAACTTGGGGTACATCAACAAACACAAATTTAGAACTAATTGGTGAAGCATTAGGATTTGGTACAGAAGCCATAACAACAAATGCAGACACACATACAACTACAATAGCAGATGGATCGTCAGATGCTGGAAGGGCGTTGTTCTTAAAATATACTGGAACACTAGATTCTGCTTGTACGATTACCATAGGTCCAAACACAATGAAGAGAGTGCATATTATTGAAAATGCAACAAGTGGATCACAAAATATAATTATATCACAAGGTTCTGGTGCGAATATAACCATAGGACCTGGAGACACAAAAGTTGTTTATCTTGATGGTGCAGGTTCTGGTGCAGCAGTTGTAGATGCTTTTGTAGATTTAGATTTATCTGGTGGTTCTGTAAATGTTAGCACAGTAAAGACAAACTCTGGTGATATGACATTTGATTCTGCTGGAGATATAATATTAGATGCCGATGGCGCTGATCTTGTATTTAAGGATGGTGGCACAACAATCGCAAAATTTATAAATTCTTCAAGTGATTTTGTAATAGCCACAGATGTTGACGATAAAGACTTTATTATTAAAGGACAAGATTCAACAAGTGAAATAACCGCATTAACCATAGATATGTCTGAAGCTGGTGCGGCAACCTTTAACAACGATGTAACTGCTTTTTCTGATAAAAGATTAAAAACAGATATATCACCCATATCAAATGCTTTAGAAAAAGTTAAACAAATGCAAGGTGTTTACTACAAAAGAAATGATGTTGAAAACGCCAAACAACAAGTGGGTGTTTTAGCACAAGACATGGAACCAGTTTTACCAGAGGTCGTTTTAACAGCAGATGATGCTATGGAAACAAAATCTGTAGATTATGGTAAACTAACAGCAGTTCTAATTGAAGCAGTAAAAGATCTTAGTTATGAAGTAACACAACTAAAACAACAAATTATTAACGGAGGCTAATCAGTGGCAATACCTAGCTCTGGACAATCTTTATCGTTTTCAGCACTAAGAACTGAATTTGTTGGTGGTTCTAGTTCAATAAGCCTTGGTGATCTTTACAGAGGTGGTTCTAATATTAGAAAAAAAGCTGGAAATAATCCTGCTACAAATCTTGCCGCTTCTGTTGCAACATCAGGTGCTATTGATGTAAGTGATTATTACGATCAAGCTAAAGGTTTTAGTTTTACATATGCAACTGGCTCTATTACAGAGTCAGATTTAAGTGCTCAATTCGGTGATGATTATGCTGTAGACTATCCTAAAGTTGTAACCATACCAGCTAATACTACTCTTGGTGCAGATGACACTGCTGAATATGGACTAGAGGTTGATTCTGGTGGTGCTGGAACAATTACTATTACAAACAACGGCACTATTATGGGTGCTGGAGGAGCAGGAGGTAGTGCTGGTAGTGGAAATGGTGGCACTGGTTCTGCTGGTTCTGCTGGTGGAGACGCTATGAAAATCGCTAGTGATTGTACTTTTGTTAATAACGGAAGTATTTTAGCTGGTGGTGGCGGAGGTGCTGGTGGTGGCGGAGGAGGAAAAGGTGGCAACCTCCAACAACAAACACAACAACAAACAACTGGTCAACAAGGTCCATTTTATTATGGTGCAACTAACCAAGGAATAGGTGTAACTAACTGGAAAGTATCATACCCTTATCCTAATTCGAACACAAATCAAAACCCTCAAAGTGCTGGTGTGCAGTGGGGTCGAACTTCTGGTGGTTCACCTTATGTTCTTAATCAACCTTCTTATAATAATTTTTATAACGTAAATACAATCACACAAGGACAATACACATATGGTAGAGGTCCTGTGTTTACCACAGAATCTAGTTTTTCCGAAGAAAGTCCTCCTAGATCACAAAGAATCTTTCGTATTTACAGACAGTTTCCACAACAGACTCAACAACAGACTCAAGTCGGTGGTCATAATGGTGGTGCTGGAGGAGCAGGTGGTTTAGGTAGAGGTTTTCAGAATCAACCTGGAGGAGACTCTGGTGCTAGTGGTTCTTCTGGTTCAACTGGCTCTGC